ATTGAATAATCTCTCTGAAATTTCCTGACATTTCATAAATAGATTTATTTTCTTTATAGTTAAAGAGACAAGATGAACCTCAACTGATAAAGCTGTAAAGGAATCATCTGAGGAAAACAAATCAAAGTGATCATCTGAGTCTAGATTCATGCTCTTAAATGCTTTCTCGTATAGTTTGTCTCTGAAAGAAACCATTGCAGCATGGAGGTAGGACGATGTGTAGTGTAGGATTCCTTGCCCCATGTTTGACTCATTCACAAAGTATATTTGGAGATCTTTAAGGAATTTTTCCTTTAATGCTTGCAGATTTTGATCTTTCCTGTGTTCCAATTTATTATTGGGATCCAGTGCCCAGGCTCTAATAAGTCTCTCTGGTAAAATACATTTTTTGTTTTGGTGTAATATCAATTGTGACACTATATATGGAAATAGTGCACCCAGTTGTTCTCTGAATGGGGTGAACAAATAGAGGAATTGTATTGGCACAAAAGAGGGGCCCCATCTACTCTTATCCATGCTAAAGAAGACAGCCATTCTCTTCCCAGGTTTCTTTTTGACTTCATATAGAACTTCCTTAATCAAGTCATTCTTTGAGGAACCATGCGTGAGTGTTTCCCGTTTATCAAACTGACAAATGTTGCGCGATAGTGTTTCAATTATGTTGATTTTAATGCGTGATATTATATTGAGAATCAAAATTTCTCTGACCCCTCCTATCTGATTCTTCTTGAAAATTTGAAATTCAACAGGAAATTTTGTGTATTTATCTGCCACATCAAAAGAACTCATCAGTCCTTCATTCACTAATGGTATTACAGCCTCCAGGCACCTACTCCTAGAGTTCTGTTTAACTGATGAATTTGAGTAAGTTAGATTGTCAGTTCTTGCACTTGACTTGTATGTGGCAAACTCATCTAATGTTTTATCTAAATTACCTTTGGATGCTGCCAATTTGATGTCCGACCCTATCTTATCACCACACCTATCTCTCACTAACTTGGCTCCAATCTCAATAGCCCTAGCTGAAAACTTGTGGGTGTGAGGATTTTTAATAACTTCTTTAGCCCATCTGACCCTAGTCATGGATGGGTGATAACCAAGATGATGCCCTTTTGACTTCATTTCTTTCATAGACTCCTCACCCTCTAACATTTTTGATAGAATCTGAAAGCTAGAGTGAGTTGGATCATCCTGATTTTTATTGAATAACATTGAAAGATACATTTCTGACAGAATTTCTGTGAAGTCAGCATAAATTTGGTTACCAGATATTATTGGTCTGGGGAGGAGAATTCTAGCACCTCCCAATTGATCATTGATAGTTTTACTATGCACATCATAAACCATCTTACCAAAAAGAATGTTCTTAGAAATTTGTTCACTCTCCATTCTTTTTGCAAAATTAACCATTTTCTTTAAGAAATATAGTTGTAGAGGAGATCTAACTGGTTCAATACATTTCTTAATCACTGATTTTGTATATCTGAATATTGATATTGATGCCATAACCAAGAATCTGACATTTTGCAACAATTTTGAGGTGGATCGTCGATCTTCCATGTAAGTAGCAATGATCACCCCGAGTGTGTTTGTGTGGTCATTGTTAACTGAGTCAAATATATCTGTGTTCTCTTGTTTCCTTTCTGATAAATC